CACGGGCTTGAGCTGACTCGGTCCATAACTATCACCGAATGATTTCTAGACTCGCAATCCCAAGGCTGACACAGATGATCTTCCATTCTTTCAGGCCACTCTTCTAAAGGTATGTCTGCAACCAATGCCTCTATTGGCATTCTTGCCCACATAGCTCCGCCGTGAATATTTTCTTCGATGCCTGATTCAGGATCATCTATTTCACAGCCTGTAAAAACTACCTGAAATGTTAACGACCTATCAGGGATAGTATTCACAGCGAACGCCAAGGCGTGAAGAAACTGCCCATGATACTGCTGATGGTTGCAAGTAAACTCCCTTCGCACCCAACATTTGAAAGACGGGCAGTTCGATATCAGATACGACATCAACTGCTCCGACTATATCTTCCGCCCTTAGTAGCCGCACCCATACCGCGAGATACGCCACCCCTAGCCATACCTTTTGTTTTCTTCACTTTACCGCCAGTTTGATAGCCTTTTGTTTTCTTCACAACTCCACCTTTCCGCATACCGGCTTGCCTCCGTTTTTTTTCTGCCTCACCAGCTAATCCCGGTAAATCTGGGAAAGCATTGAGAATTCTTCCAGAAATATTATTTAATAATTCTTCGTCATCCTTGCCAATTACTGATGCTATCGAGTCTCGTATTTTTTTTGCGAGGGCCGTTTGTCTAGCCATGTTTATCTCCTTGTTTTCTTCATGACGCCACCTCTAGCCATGCCTTTTGTTTTTTTCATTTTACCGCCAGCCTGATAGCCTTTAGTTTTCTTCATAGCGCCACCCATTTGTTTTTTAGCCGCACCACCTTTAGCCATACCCTTGGTCTTCTTCATCATGCCGCCGACCTGTTTTTTAGCCGCGCCACCTTTAGCCATACCTTTGGTTTTTTTCATAGCCATAGCACCGCCAACCTTTTTCTTAGTGACGCCGCCTTTAGACATACCTTTGGTCTTTTTCATTTGACCACCTTTCTGCATTTTACCCTTGCCATCAATAGCGAAAGCAGGAACCATCTTGCCCGTTTTAGGGTCTTTCTTCATTGGCATCTTAGCCATAATCTTTACTCCTTTGTTATGTGATACTAGTTTTTGATTTGCCTATCGGCTCCTCACACTATGGTGATATTTCCGACCATCGCAGAATGGTTGGTGCATTGATAAACAAGTGACGTATCACTTGGCTCGTGAGGGACAATAAACTGGGTCAGTCCCGTTGTAGAATTATAGTTTTCGGTTACCCCTTCAGTGAAAGCGGCCCCGCCAGATGAAACTCTTATTTGTAAAGGATGACTCCCTACGTTTGCCGTATTGTCTATTAGGTAAGTATGCCCCTTGTAAAATGTAAAATTTGGGTTGTTGCCAGACGTAGCTCCGGGTCCAGTGAATGTAAAAGCGGATGACCCGCTAGTGCCTGCAACATAAGTTGTCACAGGCCCAGAAACTTCATCGTTCAGCCGTATCCAGTTTCCGCCGTGAGCAAAATACAAACCTCCGGTTGCATGAACGTGAGCCACTGCACCGTGATATGTAGAAGCGCTTGGGAGGTCAGTCAAAGCCGCATAATAAAATACAATTTTGTTTGCCCCGCTCGACACATCAATCAAGCCGCTAGAATCGATCAAGTCCGTGAGCGTCGTGCCGTTACCTAAAGCCGCATACACCTCATTAAAATTGTCGTTGATTTTATCCGCACCAGCACGAAGCGTATCACCAGTACCGTCATTTGCAGTCGAGCCTATGCCTACGGTTTGCTTTGCCATTTACGCCTCATCAAATGTCTTGTTTGTTGAATCCAGAGTATCACCGGTAGAATCAAAAGTTAATGCTACTGCCGGTGCGGGGCTACTGTCGGAAGCCTCACCCGTAATCGTGACAGTGCCTACCGAAACACTAAGACCAGCGGGAGAGTTTTGCGGTTCAAGGGTGTCTTGATTTAAGTTTGGAAAAGACACAATCAAAGAGTCTTTGGCTCTATCGGGTCTCGGATTCAGTAATGATTGTGGATCACTGATGGCAACCCTTCCCAAAAAATTCTGTGGATGGTCTGGGTCAACAACGTCTTTCCCTACCCTGAATCCCGTTGGGATACCGTTACGCATCTCTGTCACCAACTGATTGAGAGGGTAACGAAATCCTGTGCGGTCACAGAATCCAAATGCTTTACTTGCCTTGGAGTATTTCATCCTCCAGCACCATAGAATGTATTGAATGGCACGAATGATATCGTCGATGTATCTCGGTCTTCTCCAGCCGCTAACTCAAACTGGAATTCGTATTCTTGTTTTAACGCAGATACTCGATCATTGACCTCTGGTCTTTTCATTGCAATATAGTAAGCCAGTCCTGCCGCTAAACATGGCACAAACCTTGGAGGCATGTCTGCCGTCCCTGTGACACCCTCACTAATACTCTCTATACCGCGCAGTCTAAAAAACGCCAGTGTATAAGTATCAACAGAATCTGGGACAGGCCATAGGGTAGCTGTAGTTGAGGTCGCAAGCCTTTGTATAAACGCTTGGGTTGGTCTGCCCTGCGTGTTTTTGTTGGTTTGCTGAGAGTATGTAGAAACGCTGATACGCTCTACATTGGTGTCTGTCTGATTGACCCCAGTCCCTGTTCTAAGCGTCAACTCGATTACATCAATTGTGTCAGTTGGAAGAGTATAGGTGGCAGTGCCAGCAGTTAAAGCCTGTGTTCCTGCTTCTATCGTCCAAAGGTTTAGCCCCCTGTTCTGCCATTCTAGGGTGATTAGGTTTAAGGAACGTCTTGCTTGTTTAAGATCGTAACCAGACCGCATCTCTAAACCAGCTCGCTCAAACGCTTCTTCGAATATTTCTGGTAAAGCTGGAGTAACTACTGCCATTTATATCACCTGTACTTTGCCGTCTTCTTTGCAATTTTTTTCGGTTGCTTGGAAAACTGCTTGCCTGCTTTAGTCGCCTTGCGTTTTGCTTTAGTTGTTGCCGCATATTCTTTTGACGACATTGCTTTTATAGCCTTTTCTGGAAGATACCTTTCACCTGTCGCTTTTTTTCCCTGCGTAGATGGCTTGCCAGATTTAGTTCTCCATTTCTGGGCAGTCCAGTTTTTTAGCGACTGTTGTGATTTTTTCAAAGCCATCAGTTCTTATAGCCTCCACCTGCTTTCTTATATGCAGAGGCCAACATCTGTGCCTTACGAGCAGACCACTGACCGGGACGCCCACCCTTTCCTCCAGCTTTGATTCTATTAAACAAGCGTTTACGCATGGTTGGTTTTGTGTAGTTGCCAGCTTCGTTGACTCGACTCTTTGATTTTTTCTTAACTTTGCCGCCTGACTTCATACCCGTTGGACCATCATCAATATCTTTTGCAGAGCGAATGATTTCCAAATCTCTGGCATCATCTCCTGTGCTTTGGAATCTGGACATTGTTGACCTCTCTTTTTTACTAACTGAGCCAGTAAGTTGCTTGCCTATTTTAGACCGACTGATCACTACCCAACCCCTTGATTAATGCTTCTGCTGATTCTATCGGACTCGGTGCTGTATCTATAGAAGATAATCCTAGCCCAGCACCTAACGGCGTTCCCAATAGTCCAGCAAGTCTTTCGCGCTCACCTTCCCCTAGTTCCGATATTGGTGCGAGATACTCTGGGCTATATGTTCCTATGGGCGCTTGTGCCGCTCGGGGAGATAGGGTAAATGCACCGAAATCTCTCATAAAATCAAACGCTGGATCTCCGATTGCTGGCAACGAATCTATTGAGCCTGTCCCTGTCTCTGTCCCTGTCGGGAACGGATCAAACGAAGATGAACCGAAATCATATGCCGAAAGTGTTGACTGAGGTAGAATCTCCAGCCCTCCTGCTAAAGGTTGAGGCTGATCCCCATCGTCTCTAGAAAGTTCATCGACCCGCCTTTTCTCTTCATAGAAATCGCTCAACGCTGGGTTAAACAGATTGCCTTCCGTTGCGTAAACGACGTTCCTGTCTCGATCATATCCCCCAATAACTTGTTGTGTTCCATCGGTGACAAGATCAATTCCAGTGTCCAGTCCAGTTACCCGCCCATCTACTGATCTAACACCATAATCATACACAGCTCTTTCCGTTGTCCCAGTTGGGTCAAAAAGAGTATTAAGAACGCCTTCTGCAACCCCGAAACCTGTGGGGA